TCTATCTTGTCGGCTGTAATAGACTTATTAGGAATTACCTGTGGCTTGATAGCTGGCAGTGCTGATTCTTTCAGCGTGCCGTCTGGGTTATGAGATTTTAATAAACCAGAAATTAAATCATTCGCCCAAGCAGAAGTAGTTGTTGGCGTAACTACTGCTCCGATTGGATACAACCTATCTATACCGCCTGTTATTGTTAAGTTTGCTATAGTTCCATTTGACGCAGAAACGCCTTTCCATGAAGTTACAGACCCAGCTATGACCTCATTGTTTGAGTTTACTTCATATATAACAAAGTCTTGCTCTTCACCAATTCTCCAACCCTCAACTGTACTTACTGAGATACTTTGAGCGCCTTTTTCTTTTTGAGAGGTGAGCCTTGCGTCTGCTGGTATTTTACCGTCTGCTGAAGCTTTTCTAAGCATTATTTTTTCTCCTCATATTTTTCCTTTAATATCTCGACAACCGCGCCGATGACTGGCATCAATCGGCTAATAGCTGCGGCAATAACTGCAATAACTGCTGAGAATACCGTGTGTCCTGTTAGTCCATCCAAGCTTGTGATAAATTGATTAAACTCTGGCACACTGTATAGTGCTGTAAATGCTGCCATAGCTCCCAATAGTCCTTGCAAAAAGGTTCGCATTGCTCGACCGTTTTTAGTTTCTGCGCTGAATAGTTTCATATTTCCTCCTTATTTCTTAAACTTAAAAATACTCATCAGAAAATCGACAATCTTCTCTAATAGGCTTTTATTCTTAGCAATATCTTGACTTAATTTGCCTATAGACCTCATAACGTCTTCGTTTGTTGGTTGTGGTGCTACAGGTGCAACTTTTGGTTGGTCTTTGGCTTCAATCTTCACGGTAGGTGTAACTACTACAGGGCGTTTTTCTGGTCGCGGTGTGCCTGCATCTCCATTCGCCAGTTCACGTACTCGTTCTGCTAATACCCAAATACCGTCATCTGCCATTTTTAGCTGTAGATATCTCTTTCCGTTTTCGGTGGTTTCGTCCAATATCTCTGTACTACCAACGATTCGGAAGTAATCTCCTGTGTTAAGCTCTCCGTCTAGCAAATAGCCGTCTTTATCTGTTCTCACTGCCACAGAAACAGGTACGCCGTTATCCTCCCAATCGAACTCATCAATCAATCGGTTACATCTAATCTGTCGTAAGTCGAATACAGTTGCTACTTCATCTGCATAGTAGACTTCTGGTAGTGCTACACGCTTTGTTTCTTGAGGTTTGCCTACGTATCGATAAAATGCGTATGGTGGGTATCCTGACGCACTCCAGAGCCAGTCGTGATTGTCTATTACAATACCTGCCTGATAGCGACAGTTAATTACGTTATCTGCGTCGACAAACATTCCCGTATGACCCAACGCACCGCCTGAATTGCCTCGAATACCCCAGATGAAGATATCTCCACGTTGCGTATCTGCTTCGCCATTAGCGTCTTCAGGCAGTCGCACCCAGCCGTTCTTCTCTAGAGCGTCAAATAAGGTGTCTGTGTTGCCAATCCAATAACTAGCAGGTAAAATGCCTGCTTCTTTTAGTGCGTGGTATACAGAGCTTGAGCAGTCGTATGAATTTGGACCATTACGATTTTCCATCGAATAGTAAACTCGACCTTTACGTGCGTAAAACCAAGCCAGTGCTTTTTCTATCATATTATTTCCTCCTTACTGTTTGTTGAATTTCTTCTTGCAATTCCGTAACGGCTTTATTTTGCTGAATTAAGTTATTTGTCGCGTAAATTGCTAATCCGACAAGTGCTATAGCAAATAATTTCGCTAGGTTACTTGTTACTAGGCTCCAGAAGTTCATAACACCTTCGATTTCAGTACGTTTTACGTATTTTTCTTCTGATTCTTTTTCGTGTTCTGCTATGTATGTTTTTAGCTGAGCTTGAGTAACGTTCGCTTGTGCGATGTTTTCAATTCGCTCTAGTGTAATAGTATGTTTGTCTACACCCTCCTTAATGTGTCTGACGTCCGCTTCTAACGCTCCAAATTCTTTTGCTGACACTTCTTTATTTGTATTGTTCATATAACCTCCTTTTTGTTTTTATTCATCTTCGTCCTCCTCAAAAATAACTCCTATCGGTATGTGCTGAATTATCACGTCAGACAGCTCAAAATCTGCTCCTGCTTCATTTGCCGCGACTGAATACTGAATCCAGTTCACATCTTCGTCAATGTCCTTAGTGATTGATAGTCTTACTTCTCCGCTTGATGACTTATATTTTTTAGGTACAAATCCCCAGCCTAGAGGGCTGTTCCAGCCTGAAGTAGTACACCACCCAATTGGGACAGTCTTTGGGGTAAAGTTTTTGCTGAAGTTTAAGAACGGCTGAAGTGGTTCGTCTTCGGTTTTTCCAGATACTGAGAAGTTAATGGTTCCTGTAGGTTTGAGTAAAATAAATGTAATATCCACTAGGCTTGTCCACATCGCACCATCTTCAGAAAACTTCACGACCCCTGAGCCTATATCAGTGATAAACGGTTTCCCGCTGTCGGTCATTTTCACTTCATCAGTTAGCTCGATAAGCTTGTCTCCGATAGCTAGAAGTACGCGTGTTTTTCCGTCGCTACTTCCGTAAACTTTTAAGTCGTTAATGTCGCCTATCACCCAAGGCATACACCAAACACCGCCACGCTTCATATCCAGTACCCATAATTGGTTTAATTTTTCGCTACCAACTGGCACGGCAAAATAAATCATACCGTTCACTTCTAGACCGATAGATTTATGAATAAAATTACTATTTAAGCGTTCAACGTCAGGCTGAATATTGTCTGTCAGGCTATCAGTAGACAAGACGTTCTGCATTTGAGGTTTAGTGAGGGTCGTTTTGAATCCAGTCTTAGAGATGTAAATAAGTGCGTTATTATAGACCACAACTGAATCTGGCGCGTCTGTTCCGTCTCGTCCATTATCGTCAATCACGCTTATCCATTGGATATTTGTAGAATCTAATTGCATGCTTGATGACTGTAGATATTTCAAACTACCATTACCGTTAGTTTCTGAGCATAGAACCATCGGCACAGCATCACCTTTACCATTTCTAAATGGACGCATTGCAACAGGTATTTCTTTTGAACCTGCATTGATTCTTATATAACCACCAGCAAATGCTGAGAAGTCTAACATAGTATCGGGATCAGCACCACCAAAAGTTATTTTCCAAGGATCGTCTTCGTCGCCTAAAAGATATAAGCGACTAGCTACAAGTACCGATCGTGCGGCTTTAACTCCTGCCGTACTGTTTGAATTAGGTGGAATAACGTTTGGATTGAGAATCTTCTGCCCCACATCTTCATATGACTGAGTTGATGCAGTATCGTTGATTTGACCGACAATATCCATCATTCGGAGGCTTGTTGGAGATATCCCACAGTAGAGAATGTAATATTCAGCGTCTTTGATTTTGTTCCAAGTGATTTTTACATACTCTTCAGCTTGACCTTTTGTCTTATCAACATTTTTCCCTCGCCATTCGGTACGCCCCTTACTCACTTTGACGCTTGCGGCATCGCTTCTTGCTGTTTCTCCGTTTTTGACTGCAGTTACACAGTAATATAGCGTTTCATTTGTGCCAGCCATACCCACAGCCTCTGCCTTTACCCCAGTAACAGTTGGTAAAGCCTCTGGTCGAACATTCTTTTTCTTTTGGATGTCATAGTAAGATAAATAGTCTTTACTGTTGGTGATAACCACTCTATCCCTAACTTGAGTAAAAGTAGGATAAGCCTCTCCGTTATAGTCTGCTCCGTCAATCTTCACCCAGTTTTTGCCATCTAGTGCTGTATAAGCGTGGGCTCTCTCACCGTCTTTCACGATAGCTAAGAGTTTAGTTACTCGCTTATTACCAACAATTTCAACATATTCATCAAAACCTAAGATCTCCCCAGGTAGAGTGTCCCCGTATTGCCTAGTGCCTGGGCGAGGAGCAACGGTTCCATTTTGCCTTAGCATAGCGTTGGTCATCTTTAGCAGACCACTATTAGGCATGCGTCCCGCATCCATAGCAGATATGTAGCCTTTGTTCCAAGACTTAATACTTAATCTACTAATTTCTGGCTGAGCAGTACTTCTAGGGGGAGTTATCATATCCAAACATCCTCTCGAATTACTTCGTCAAACTTATAACCATTGCGACTCTTCATCCCTGCCATAGAAGATTGAGCTAGAGTAACTAGATTCCCGTATTGATTAGATTTAGTACGACTATTTCTAACGAACTCAGCAGCCATCATATAAATTAGCCAATAAGGGTCATCTACTTCTACTTTGTCTTCTGGTTCTACCAATTTTTTAGTACGACGAATAACTGGCGCAATGATTTTCGCGCCCTTCATTTCTTCAGTTAATCCATTAAAATCTAACTTCCAACCTAGCTGTAAAGCGCCATAACAACCGTTCTTAAACAGCTGAGGGGAGATAAATGGGATAGTCCAAGTCTTATCGTCTTTCTTTAGTGTTATAAACTTACGGAAATCTACTGTTCTAACATCTTCTGGGAGCCTGTATGATGTTTTATCATCAATTACACCTATTTCCCTATCTTCACACAATGAACCCCATATAACGTCTGGTTCGCTTTCCCATTGCATATTTGCCATGTTAGCGATATTGAGCATCCTCTCGTATTTAGAGTTACCCACGCTTAGTGTTTTTGTTTTTCCTGTTGCCATTTGATAGGCAAGATTTATCACCTCTGATAAATTCATGAAATCCACCTTCCTGCGGTCATTCATGAAAAAGTGCTTGGGAGCGAATACACAAATAACCACTTGTTATTTTTATGTATCCAATCGCCAAGCACTTCGGTGGATTAGAATTATTCTTATTTTACCACAAAACTACCTAAATGTAACTGCCCTGCTCCTTGGTTTGCGTGATTTTAATAGGTCGCTCTTCTGAATAGCCCTAACTGAGAACTGTGGTAACCCGCCCTTATTCTTTTTGAAGGCATTCATACCTAGAGCTGTAGCGTTTGACAGCTTAAGGGTGTCTGTAGAAGTTTTGATACCACCGTTTGATGAGCCGCCTCTTCCGCCTCTTCTCCTGCCGAAGCTACTCATATCTACAGCGCCTGCTTGAATATGAGATTCGTTAGTGCCTTGTCCATCTGGGTACTTAAGAGCAAATGTTCCGTCTGGGTTTTTGACTAGTCCATACTTACCTACACTCTGTATGGCTTTTAGAGCTTTAGGGCTTAATTCTTCGCCCTGCATTTCTGCCAGAGAAGCTGAGTTAGTGATGTTGTAGACGTTCACATCTTGTAAGTATCTAGCAACGGCAGGGTCTCGCCAGTTTTTATTAGCCATTTGCATTTTTACGTACTGACTTTGCTGTGGGCGGGTTCGTAGTGGGGCGTAACCTTGAGCTTCACGAACTTTATTACTGTAGTCTTCTATCTGCTTGAAGTGGTCGGATAGTTCAGGGTGAGCGTCCAGATATGCCCATTTCTGAGGGCTACTTGGCATATCGTGGTATGTTTTTAGAGTAGCTTGTAGTTCATCACTTACCTCTGGATAAGGTACTCGATTACTCTTTCCAGACTTGAAGTCTTGACGCTTAAAGTATGCACTTCTTTCTTTTTGGAAATCTTCTAGCCAAGGTGCGTCTTGTTTCAGTTTTCTCTGCTCGGCACCGTTCTTTGGTGAACCTTGTAAGTGATAGAAGTACTGTTGTTTGTCGACTGGGAGTTTGTATAGAGGGTCTAGCTCTTCACCTGTTTGTTCTGAGCGCCACTTAGCCGCCTCACTTAGGGCTTTAACTATGTTTGGCTTATTTGCTAGAATTCGGTTGTTCATTAAGACATCACCCTCTGTTTTGCCCTCTACACTACCGTCTCCGTTGTATTTTCGAGTAGTTAGAGCCTTGAAGAATGCTAAATCGTCACCGACAAGCTTATTATCCTTAGAGGCTTGTTCTAATGATTGGTAGAAGTATGAACTTTGGCTTGTACCTTTTGGTGCGTAGAATCGTCCAACGACTGAATCTAGCATACTTCTACCCTTTATTTCATCGTCAGAAGCTCCCGTAGCCTTTGCTATGGCAAAATCTGTACCATGTAGTAAGTTTTGACCACCGCCTGCTGTAGACGTTCTAAACGCGTTGTCTATTTGCTTAGGGCTAAGACCTGTAAGTTCGCCGACTTTTCGAGCTGTAAGGCTTGTACTGTTGTCCCACTGGTCTTTCTGTTCAAGGTTTTTCATGGCTTCTGGCACGATTTCTTGACCTGTAAACAGATTCTTATTAGCAAATAACTCTACTAGTGGTTTTGCGGCTTGTGGTATATATTGAGCACCTGTTCGCCTTAATTCGGTTGGGTTGACTGTAGTAATCTGCTCTACTGCATCTCCACCAGCTTTTACCATATCAAACTTCTTGTCTGCCATCGTACTTGCTACCATATTATTTAATTGGCGGTGAAGTGGTGAGAATTGAGGTGGTACCGGTACTAGGTATACACCTTCCCACTTGTTTTGTTCTTTGTTGTATTTTGCATTAGGGCTAACAACAACTACGTTATTTTCTTTCACGTATTCAGGGATATTCTCCATGACTTTTTTGCGATCTTCATCGGCGTAGTTCCATGCTAAAACGGCAATTGTTGGGGCTACTATTCCCATGGTGATTTTTGCCGTATATCTTGCTGGGTTTTCTTTCATTCGACGCAGAGTAATTCTTTGACCTTGAATATTCGCATTTGAATAAGGCACTACAGCGTTTATAGTTTTACCGTATGTTCCACTTCTGGCGAAGTTTGTAGAGTTCCATCTTGCTTGGTCGGCTGCAAATTTCACGGCTTCAGATTCACTCATGCCTTTTCGCTTGGCGTATTTTTTATTTGAGACATACTGGATCGCTCGTCCGATGTCTTCACTACGTCCAATAGTATTTTCTAGTGTTCGTAGTGGTGATTTTAAGTTATGAAGAGCTCGTGTAGCCAGATTCTTATGACTACGTATCTCATTTAGATTTAATTCAGAGGCGTTGCGTAGGATTTCATAACTATTACCTACTACACCTTCTCGTTGCATTTCTAAATAAAGATCTCCCTTATGATGGAACCCCGCACCTATTGCCTCGGCAAGCGTCTTAGGGTTCATTGAATTAATCCCGCCCTTTGAGTTGATAGTGGCGCCCACAAAGTCCTTTACGACGTTAGCCATAGTAAAGCCTGCGTTGACTGTCGTTGCGCCCATTCTCAGCACACGAGCAGGTGTTGCCAAAGCTCTTAATACGATATTCATCTGCTCACGGTTCATATTTTTAGCGGCTTTAGCTACCTCAGGAGCTGCTAAGAATGTACGTTTTGTACCGTTATCTAAGTAACTGATAGTTGGTCGCCCGTCTGCACTTTCTCCTGCCTTTAGCTCTCTTAGTTGAAATGGGTTCTTGGGGTCTTTAGCATAACTTGCTAGAAGCTCGGCTGTTTTATTGCGTTCACCTTGTCGAACCATATCTTGAGTCTTTGTAATCAATGCATTTAATGGGCTATCGATTAACCGAGATGAGCCTTCAATACGTTGAATAATACTCTGCGTGCTTAAACTAGCCTCTCCAACTCCTACTCCATGTTTCATTTGAGTGTTTATCTCTTTGTCAGAGAATATACGGTCAAACGGTATATAGTCTGGGTATTTCTTCCTCAAATAGTTGGCAGTGTCTTGACTAATAAGCCCGTAATCTACTGTTTGTTGTAGGACTTTATCTGAATATTCTCTAACTTGATTAAACTCTTTAGCAAATCGTTTATTCGTAGCTTTTATGAGAGCTTTATCCCTTGCAAGGTCTCGTCCTGTTTCTATACCATTAGATTCTAATTCCAGGGCATGTTTAGCAATTAACGCCTGCTCAAACGTTTGTAATTCTTTTTTATTCTTAAAACTAGTGATTAACTTATCAAAATTGTTGTCTCGGATAAACGCTTCTGATATTCCATCTGCACGTAAAGTCCTGTCGAGAGCGTTTCGCATTTCCAATTGTTCAGATTGGTTTTTAATTTTATCTTCAATTGGGGCAAATCTGTCCACGAATTTCTCACGCATATCTGCTTTGAAGTCTTGCCAACGCTCTTTAAGGGTAGGTTGCTCACCTTTACGGGCTAGTTTTTGCTCTTTGACTAGATCGTTTACGTAGTTATTGGTATTGATGTCGGCAGGATCAATAGAAGAGACCCTTTCTGCGTTTGTTGGTGGTTTGGGTGTTTCTTCAGCGCGTCGCTCTGTAATCATCTGAGCGTCTTCTATTTTCTTCTCAGCCTCTACCTTAGCCTCTTCAGCGCGTCGCTCTGCAATCATCTTCTGGGCTTCTTCAATGACATCTGGATCCCTACGCCATTCTGCTAATAGGGTTTTTCGCTCTCTTTCTGCACGGCGTGCTTCAGCTACTCGCTTAATTTCATCAATAAACGTATCGATGTCGTCATATCCCATTTCCTGAGCTACTATATCGATATCTCGCTTACCAGTACGGCGTTTATAGTTAGATGGTAAGTCTCCAGCTAACTCTTTTCCCAGGTGGTGTCGTAGGTCATCTACATGCAGGCGTGGGATGCTCCACGTCAATCCATGACTTCCGAGGATATTTGTGTCATTATGCTCTAAGAATAGTTTTGGATCTATATTCTCATATATAAACTCGTCTATAGCCTCTCTTAATTCCCTAGTCATTCTAGGCTTAGGGTTGGCTTCCATTTCGTTAATAGTTTCTTGAAGAGGGTGTTGGAATTTATCGCTCTTCTTATATGCTGGCAGTTGTTCGGTATTTCCGAACACTTCGTTTCTGAACTTCCCTGTTTCCATTTGGGCGTAAAATTGTTTAATGGCGTCTTGTTTACCAACAAGTCCCATAATAGCTTCAGTAATTCGATCATATACTGCTAAGACTTTTTGAGGAATACCTAATCTAGTACCTAGACGTACTTTGTCTTCACCGTTTAGTCTTCCGTTGTAGTAATCACTGAATCCGTCGGCTAGTTGTTCTTCTGCTAGTAGGTTCAGGTCATTTCCATATTGACTGCCATATTTGTTTATTAAATAGTCATCTCCATAAGATTCACGAATAGTGTTTAATAGGTCTTGCTTGTTCTCTACACGGGTAAGTAATTTATGTCCTAATTCGTGGTTTAGAGTGTCTTCTGTGAGCTTGTTTAGATTGATCCGGTCAGTCTTTGGATCATAGTAGCCTAATGCTTTCTTCTGCATTTCATTTTGCCACTCATTGAATACAAGGTTCTCATCACCTGTCAGTTGTAGGTGGCGTGCTAGAAGCTTATTTTGGCTAGCTAGCTCCTGCATTTGAGTGTCTACTCGCTCTTTATCCCCTAGATTATATTTCAATCCGTTCTCATCTACTTCACCGATATGATCTCTAGCGTATATAGCCTGCTCTTGAGCTTTACGTAGGTTAATCATGGCTGGAGCATTTTCACTCATTCCTTGACCACGCAAGTATTCTTCACGTTGGCGTAGACGTGTTATATGCTCGTTGTATGCTCTGACCTGTGCTTCATGCTCTGGATTGAGCTTGTATTTAACGTCTTCATTGACATTTCTACTGTTATTTGCTACACTATCATCAGTCGTAGCACCTGTAAAGTTGTCAGCGAGCTGCCTATCGGCAACTTCAATCGAACGATTGTTTGGTGCTAAACGGGCGTCTTCGTTCGGAGTTATCTGAGCGGATTCGCCCGAAACCACGTTACGCTCAACGTCCGCTAGCGAATTGTCTAGCGGTTTTTTATATGCAGATTTTAGTGATACTTCACCGTTATAACCAGCTAATGTAGCAAATGGCACGGCTCTGTCTGTTTGGGCTTTCGTAAACGCAGCGATATGCGGATATCGACTTGGGATTACTCGACTGTTGCGCGCATGAACAGCACTATATGCTACGTCTGCTACTTGTTGAGGGGTCATTCCGTCTAATCCAACCCTTTTTTGAATAAGCTTATCAACCACGGCAGGATAAACCTTAATATTACGGCTTTCAAGCACGGGTTGCCCGTTTGTGGACAATAACTCGTTTACTTGGTTAAATTTCTTTTTAGACAAAGTACCAAAATCTACAGGACTATCGGTTTTATTGTTTATTGCGTTTACAAGATTTGTTTGGGCTGCCGAACGCCGACTAGTGGCATACGGATTAACCATATAACCTGCAACATGATTGGCTATAGCGTTGTTTACATGATTGTTGTACGAATTATGCACCCCCTGAGCTAACTTACCAGCACCGTGCATCATACCACCTCCGAGAGCGCCAAACACCCCAGATTGGATATAAGCATCTTTATTCATGTTTATCTTGCCGTCATCTGCTAGGTCTTGTGCGAATGTCTGTGTAACTTCTTCTGCACCTTCTTTAAGTGAGTCTTTAACTAGGTTTTTTGTACCATTTAACACAGTACGTCCTATGCCTTGTTTGACGGCTTGTTTTGTCCCTGCCTTGGCTAGTCCAATAAGACTGCGTATAAGCGTACCTGAACCACCAACACCTGGTCCACCGACTGAAAGACCGGCGTCTAGCGCTTTACCGAATCTTTGTACGCCGTTTAGTTCTTTTACTTTGCCATTCTCATCCGCTTCTATACCTGTAACCGCGTTTGCTACTTTATTTGGGGCTTCTGCTAGCCCTTGAACTATACCGCCAGGTAGCTTTGCAAAAAATCGTGCATAATCCCACGGGTCGGTCCATTGGTGTCCTTTTTCCTTGTCTGAAGAATCAATCCAGTTGTTAAACTTATTAATATTATCTGTGATAGGTTTTTCTACTGTCTGTTTGAAGGTTTGTTGCTGTTTTACGCCGAATAGACCATGCTCGCCAAATGGATTTGCATAATCGAAATACGTAGGCTTTTTAGGCGTTATCATGGGCTTGTTAGCTAGGTTTTGGTTTTGGATTTGCTTGTTTTCTTTGTTTACCCAATCTTGTTGCCCTTGAGGGGTTAGTACCTTAGGGGCGTCATTTATAGTCTTCTGAGGGATTTCTGGCTTAATCTCAGGAATAACAGGCTTAGTGAATTGATTTGCTGTTGGAACTGTATTTACTTTAGGTACCGTATCGGTTTTAGGTATGGTGTCGGTTTGAGGTTTTTGCTGAAAAAGTCCTTGAGTAGGAGATGGACTACCAAAACTAGGCGCCTTGTTTAAGTTATTTAAGACAGGGTCTTGCTTAAAAGTAACTGCTGGCTTATTCTGAGGTTGCGCTTGAACTTGCTGTTCTTTACGGCGTTTTTCCTCATCACTAACCCAGCCCTTTCCACTGAAAAAGTTGCCTATTCTTTGAAAAAAATCCATCTCCTAATACTCCCTACATTAACTCTTGCTTTTTCTTTTTCTCTTCATCGCTTAAGATTGGGCGCAAGTTTGGTGAAATCTCATCATTTACACCACCAATCTCTGAATTGTCCTTGACAGTAACGTCCTTAGGGTCGTATGTCGCAAGGTCTGGTGCTTTCCAGTCCACTTTTTGGATAGGAATACTGCGATCACGTCCTAATTCGTCAACTTCTGTACCTAATCGGTTGATTTGGTCGCGTGTACCTTGCTGGCTTGCAATAGCAGCTGCCATACTTGAGCCATTTGCCGTCTGTTTGCCTACATTAGCGCTTCTAATGCGGTCTAACAGTTCAGCACGGGATTGTGCTACTTTTTGCTTCACACTGTTCACACGGTTGTCATACTCGCTCTGAATGTCGTTCTTGTTCTTGTCGTAAGCATTCTTCACTGCGAAGTAATTGATGTCCATGTCTCGGCGGTTCTTAGCGTATGCGTCCTGAGCCTCACCTTGCTGTTTTGAAGCGGCTTTAGCTATCTCATAAGGTGCTACAGTCTTAGCAAAAGAGCTATCTCCTGCTCCACCTGATGCCAAAATACCCTTAGCTGAGCGAACCTTAGTTGCTGTGTCGCTTTCAATTTGGTCGCGGGTCTTTTTGATGTTGTCGATAGCGTCTTTGGTGTTCATGTTGTAACGACCAGTTGACTCATTGAAGCTGTTTTCGTTTTCTTGCCATGCACGGTCTTTAGCTTTTCCAGCATTAGCAATACCGACGGCTTCCTGCCCGCCTAGACGGTTGATAGCAGAGTTAGCTTGTGCGATTTCATCGTCATATTTAGCGATAGCGTCTGCCTTGTTTCTAGCTTCCTGAGCAGCGAACGGGTTGAAACCGCCTCCGCCGCCACCGCCTCCGCCACCGCCTGGGTCTTGAGTGTTGTCTGTATTCTGCCGATTTTGACCAGCCTTCCAGCTGTTATACGAATTAATCCACCACGGCAGAATATTTCGGTTGAGGGCTGACGCGGTGTAACCGTTTGAAGTTTGCTCGCGGGTTCCTAGCCCTAAGAATCCGCCACGCTGACCTGTCAAAAAATTGCCATCAAGCTTGCCATCATCACCAACCTTGTTTAATAGAGCTTGGGCTTCTGCTCGTTTAGCTGCTGACGGGTGATTATTTGCATGGTATTGAAAGTACTGTCGGAGCGATTCATTTCCTTGCATAAAAAATCTCCTTATTTTGTTATAAGGAGAGAGACTTGGTGGAATATGTTATTTATGGTTGGCAGAAGTGTTGAACTGCAACGCCGTCCTTCACCCCTATACCTGTTTTAGTATACTTAGGGTTCTGTATGGCTTTACGGTGAGGCTCTGAACTCATCCAGGCGCTAAATGCAGCTTGGCTCGTACTTTTATTGTCTCCATCTTTGCCCCATGTGATATTTTCGCTACTTTTAGAGCATGATTTATTTATCCAGTAAGCCATTTCTTTGCTTAAAGTGTATTGAGTACCAGGTATGATATGCTGTCTATATCCTTTTGCGACCATGTCATCAGCCTTGAGTTGAGCTGATTTCTGTACGTTTTCGTCCATTACTAGTGGTGCTACGCCAATTCTTGCCCGTTCTTGGTTTACTAATTCTAGTATTTCTTGAGGGTCAGCAGGACCCATTTCGTATTTAGTAAGCCCTTTATTATAAGCTTGCCCTTCAGTTGCTTTAGCAGTTAGGTAATCTTCCCTAGCTTTCCACCATAAGCCACCGCCCACACTCGCTATGAGAGCTACAATTATGGCTGTAATGACTAAAGCTTTTTTCATACCATCACACTAGCACAACAGAGATATTTTGTCAAGATGTAGACTATTCACCTTTGCGTATTCTTTCTATAGCAAATCCCCTAAACTCTTTGCACATACTCTTGTTTTCTTCTATTACTAGCTCCTCACAAGGATATGTAGCTTTAGCTTCATCGGTGAGTTTACCCCAAGCACTGCCAAAGTCTGCCAGTCCATTGCTCAAGTTTGTGAACGATTCATTTCTCAGCTTTCTTATCTCATCCTGTCTTTTCATATCAAATACAAGAGCAACTGAGATAATCACCATAATTAATATGATGACTAATACAAGCTTAGTTTCTGATTTTTCACTCATACAACCACTCCGATACCCCACCGTGGTGTGAACATGCTCCTCTTCCAGTGGCGTATGATCGCCGACCGTCACGACAGATAGCTCCAACACGATAGTGTTGCTGTTGTACTGGTTGCGGTGCAGGTTTAGGTGTGCGAACAATGATATGAGTCACTGGTCGAGTAATCACATCTACCTTATCTGTGTGACCAGGCTTATTTGGCTTACAGATTTTCCTGACGCCAACGACGCCCTGTTGCTTGACCGCTTCAGTATAGCCATATTGACCTGTTTCACCTTCGTACTGTGTTTCAAACGGTATCTCTTCCGTTCTACAGTCTGAGTAGGTTACAGGTTGTACTACTGGCTGTATGTTACTTTGTTGAGTGTTAGGTTGTGCTGTTGCAACGAATGCAGATAATATACCAGCACCCACTACACCAGCAGCTATTTTCTTCGCTTTGTTCATCTATCTTCTCCCACAAGATTAAATGATTTGCCATCATTATAGCACCATAGAGCGATCCATAACACACTCTACTAAGTCTCTCTCCAAATTGTTAATCTTCGACCTCTCATTTATCGCGGAGAGGCAAAACGCGGAGAAGGGGCGAGTTTCCCCGCCCCAAATTGCTAGGCATTCTTCAGAACTTGAATAGCACCCTTTTTCTTGTTGAATACGAATGCTTCGTACACAACGCGACCAGCTACATAGTAACCGCTAGCTTCTGGACCAAATTCACCTTGCTTGTATTCAGACAAGTATTTTGGAGCTGCTGCTGCGTCTTCGTGAGTCAAAACGATAGTCGTCTTAGTTGGCATATAGTCATCTGGAACTTCAATGATCATACAGCCGTCAATCTCACCGTAGTTGCCATCGCGACGGCTCTTAGCAGTCATTTCGCTGGCTGGGGTGAAACTACCGTCTTGCTTCAGTAATGAGTATGCACTTGCGGCTACGAACGCAACACGACCCTTGTGAGGCACCTTAGCGTTTGTCTGAGCAGTAGTCATAGCCATAAATGTTTCATAAGCATTTGCCTTAGTAATGGTCAAAGTCTTAACCGCTGTAGTTTCAGCCGCTTTTGCTAATGCGTCAATGTTGTATTTATCCATTGTTGGGTAAATAGACTCTTCTAGAGTTACACGCATAACTTCTTTAGCGTCGAGTGAGCCATCGCGTGAGAACTTAGCGTCAGCCTTATCGATTTGCTGTGAAAAGGCTTTGTCCTGAGAAGCCGTAATAACTTGCTCTTTATTACCAGCTGCTGAATACTTGTAGCCGAATGAGCCAACACCCTGACCGCTAGCATTCTTATTTGCAGAATAGTCATACAGAGCAGCTGCGTCTGTGCTGTACACCTTAAATGATTTAGTTGTACCACCAACAACTTCATATTTACCCTTAAAGGCAGGTGCTGTTAATGATTTAAGTGTATATCCCTTGTCAAGGATTTTTGAGTATGCCTGTGGCAAATTAATAGCCATTTTATTTTTCTCCTATAGTTAATTTTTTTAGATTGAAGGATTTAATCGAAGAACCCGTTTACAAATTGCTTTTCGTCTACTTCTCCTGATACAGAGATTCCGCCTGCGTTCATTACTGCCGCAGATTGTTTTGCCCTAGATATCTTCTTGTCACCAGCTTTCAGACCTTCTTCGTAAATGCCATACAAGTCTGTCATAAACTCATAGAGCTTTTTATCCGCTGAGATTGGTGCGCCCTCTTCGTTAAATTGCAGATTTGCCGCACTTACGTACATGTCAGCTGCTTTTTTTGTGAAGTCTGCATTGTATTCAGGTGAAGTTTCATCGAATACAGGATAGTCTTTAAGCAGTTCTACTCTATCGAGCGACATATTGTACTGAAGGTCAGCAATATTTGCCGATATTTCGTTTACCTGCGACTGCTGTTGGTCAAGCTCCTGATTGTATAGAAGGGCTTGGATAGCAGCGTCTTGTGGGTCTAACCCTGCAGCTTCTAGTTGTTCTGGTGTTATTCGGTTTTCATTAATTGAGCTTTGTAGTTGTTTGATACCTTCGTATTCAGCTACTTCTCGCTTTAGCTCTTCCCGACGGGACACCAACCCTCTAATTTCGTCATTCAGTTGAGCTTTGCGCTTTTCTGCTTTCGGAAATTCCGGCTTTTCTTCGGATTTATCTTCAGATTTATCCTCAGTTTCTATTTCTTGGGTCTCGTCTGTTTTGGACTCGCCCTCCGACTGTTCGCCTGAATCCTCATCGCCCCAGAAGCCGTCTGTTAGCGATTTTTCATCAGTGTTGTCGGTTGAGTTTTGTGATGTTGACGACACATCTGCCGCACTCTGGCTTGTGTTTGCGTCTGTAGTGGTATTTTCCACGTTTTTGCTCCTTTATTTAGTTATTTGCACCCTTTTGCGTCGGTATGATGACGAGAGTTCAAGGAGATGAGCTCTTACCTGCGGAGATACTACTAAGGTCTTATCTCTACAGGTAACAACCCGCCTAGAATAACTTCTCTAGTCGATACGCTCCTTTCTCTCCAACCAAATAAACGCCCAGCGGTAGTACTGCTGTTAAGCTTGGATTATCTACACAGATTAAAACTCTACCCTCCTGTCTGAATTCATGACTAGCCAGTAGTGATTCGGTATCTAAAGGCTGCTCTAGCTTTTCTCTAACGTCTTCACTATTCATTTGTCTGCTCGCTAGTGTTAATTTGTGATTTAATCCAGACTTTAAGCTCTGTAAGGTCGTTTACACGCCACCTAGCCGCAAGTAATTGAACTTTCAGGGATTTATCTGACGTTTCAGGATTCATAGTTAATTGATTGATGTTCTGGGCTAGTTGGATCTTTTCGTCAATTCCATCAAGTAGAGTTTTTAGTACGTCAATTTCTTTTTTAGCCGCAATTCTCTCTTGGCTTTCTCTAGTTTTTCGTTCTTCTGGGATATCCAAAGACAACCCACTGTTGGGGATTAAGTCGTTATTCATACTGCTCCTCACTATCGGCAACGCCGTTATTGTTTTGGTCTAGGTCAATGATTAATTCCTCAGGGTCGTCAACACCCGATTTGTTAATCATTCGCTTTAATAACTGGTCTTTACGGATAATCTGACCTAATTCAGGGTCAGACTGAGCTAGCTCTAGTATTCCCTTTAGATTTTCCATAGATTGCTCGTCGTCTTTAAGTTTTGAGGTAGAAGCATCAACTTTGAATTTGAATCCTTTTAGTTTCTTGTTGTAATCAACGACGGCTGTACTTGCGTCAAACTCAGAGTCTTCAAGTTTTCGGCGTTTAATATATTCTTGGGTAAGGTCAACTTCCTGTTTACCTTCAGACAAAGCAAAATGAATATTAAGCATAGTTTCACAGACATCACCAAACCAACCTTCGAATTGTTTACGAAGATGGTTATCACTAACACCAACGCGCTCCTGTTGTGCTTTTACTCCGCTGTCTGTCTTTGAGAAACCGGGATTTCCGACCTCAGCAGAAACGCTTGTGTCGTTTGAGTTGTTCAAGTTTAAGATTTGACTTTTAATTAAACCGTAATTGTTTGAGAAGTTACTTATCCCATTAGTTGAGATATTCGCAGGTGAAATACTTGCGTTTTGATCTGCTCCTAAGTCCCATATAGCGTTTACTTTGAATCGTATAGTTGAAGTATCAAATGAACCTCGTTTGATTAGTGGTGGGTTAAGGCTTAGGGCTTGTGCGTATTGATACATCTGCATTTCTGAATCAAGCATGTTTTGAAGTCCTGCTACAAGTTCGACTGCACCACGACCAATTGGGTTAGACATATCCATATCGTGATATATAAAGTGGATTGGAATAATACCTCGTGGGTCTGGATTTACAGTTGAATAGACTACTTCACTAGTCTCTGGGCTATATCCGTAAAAAGTAGCACCTACACCCTTCTGGAATGCAAAAATAATTTCTATGCCACCTACCTCAAGGTTCTTCTCTCGCTCAGCTGGTGATTTGCTTTCGTCTGTTTTATCTTTTGCTTCTAATTGAGTAAGTTTATCTAATCTCCAACCACTCTTTATACCCTGCTTGACTAATTGCTTTTCTCGACGAATTAGATATTTGATATCGCTCGGTTGGTACCAAGCTCGTAAGAAAATAACATTACAGTCTTTATCGTAGACTTTACCAGCTTCTAAAATAACGTCCTTGATATAAGGCAGTTTGAAGTCTGCCCCAAAATAATTCCCATGTTGTGTATAAAAACAGTAAGCAGGTTGAGAGCCGTAAGTCATAGCCTTACTCAAAGCTCCCCACGACTTTTGAATAACACTTCCTGTAGTGTTGGCGTTTGGTAAGATTTCTTCAGTCAAGACTAAATTAGCAATATCCGCTAAGTCTTTGTCTTTATCTAAGCTAGTAACTAACCCAGTTGGCAACTGCTGAATAACGCTCTTAGAGCGGGATTGAATATAGCTAGCTGTGGTTCCATCTGTAACATTAGGTAAGCCAGCTGGTATGTTTGGCTTAGGTTTATTTAGAGCAATACGCTCAAACTCATCAATACCAGACAAAACTGCCTGATATTTACGCAAACTTTCATCGTAAGCATCGCCGATGTTAGATTCATCTATAAAAGAAAAAGCCACTGGTTTCCCCCAACGTAAAAATTACTGTTACGTAATCATCACGCTGGGCATTTCCCAGTAGCTTGTTACTCGTCTATAATATCACATTTGAATAAAAACGTCTACAACCTTGAGTTTTTATCAAGGATTGTTTTTTTAACCATCTGAGGCAATCCTGTTTTCTTGTCTATTCTGACGTTTAAGGATATATCTAAACATTCCCCATTTTCTGCTTGTTTTATTAAGTCCTCAAACTCTTGCCTGACTTCTGTAAAGGTTGATACTTTCGATGAGATTGTAAACGACCTAATGCTTTGAGCTGTCATATAATCTCTAATCTTTTTTATCTCTTCCACTTCCACCCCCTCCATGGTGTATTTATTTCTTACTTCACCGAATCTTAGCTCCATAATGACGATAGCTCCCCTGAGGTTTGAGTGGTTGGTCTTATTTCATATTTAGGCTTTAACACACTTGATAGCTTATATCTCACAGCGTCTAGTGCGTGATCGAATCCACCCTCTGGTATATTGATAGTCTTTCCGTCTTTATCAGTCTGCCATAAATAATTTCTATATTCCTTAATCAAATTGACACTTCGTTTGGTCATTGAGATACTCTGCTCCTGCACATAACCGATTCCCTGCAAAATAGAGCCACTGCCTTTTTTCGCTGCAACAACAGACAATCCGTACATTTGCAGTTCATCGATAGACTTCGGCTCTGCTGAATCTGCTACAATCACACCAAAATCCAAGTTATTCATAAATGAGGCGATTTGTTGATTGCTCATACCTTTTCTGTAAAGTATTTCATCTAAGATATAACCGCCGTTGTAATAGTAGACTGCGACTACTGCTGTAGGGTCGTTTGAATATCCAAAATCTAATCCATAGCCTTCTAGTCGGGCTTCATGGGGTATTTCGTCTATAATCCTCCATCCTTTGTATATTCTACCTTCGACCTCTCCCAGTTGACCTAATCCGTAAACAGTCCACCAGTTTTTGTTTGATTTGTGAGCCTCGATGTCTTTTACGATTGTTTCAGGCAGACCTTCATTGTCTTTATAAGTAACGGTAATCATCTCGACATCATCACGTGTATTTAATAAGTCATAGAACCAAAACTCGTTCGTTGGGTTCCAGTCTAGCCAAATCTCTAGTCGTGTACGCACTGCTAATTGGTCAAACGATTCATAAGCTACGTTGTTGCACTCATTTATGAATAATCTATCACGACGTGGACCACGCACTTTACTAGGCTGGTCGGCACTGAAAAACTCTATCTTAGAGCCTGTTTCAAATGTATAAATAGAGTCTGTAGCGTTCCAAGCTGATTCTTTCCAATAGCCGTGTTCCTGCATAATATTCTTAAAATCACGCATAGCACCTCTTTTAAGGTGTGGAAATGATTCAGACACAACACTTGTTAAAGTCGGTCGCTTGTCTTTCTGAGCTTTACTGATGAGTATTTGAAGAATAGAGATAGTTTTACCGGCTGATGTTCCACCACATACGCCACGGATACGTTTTGTCATCTTAGCCAGCTTTTTTGTTGAACTGGTCAAGACGAACATACTATTGTTCGCCCTCCACCAAATCACCAAGGATTGGTTTAGGAAGTTTAACGTGGACTTCCTTCTTTTCAGTTATTCGCTGTTTGAGCTTGTTGTACTCTTTAATTGCTGACATCTTAGCCTTGAAATCAGCGTCCTGTGTGATAAGCTTCTCCATCTGTTTATCAACAAACTGGTCATTCAATCCACCAGCCTCAAATAGCTCGTCTATCCTCCTTAAAACGTTACGACTAGTCAGGAGTTCAGAAGCTCTCGTCTTGGCAGCATTATACCAATTAGGCTTTGACTGATCGGGCTGGTAGGCTTCAATATAACTTTGCACGCCATTGCCAAAAAATTCTCTATCGCTCGCATAGAGTTGACAGAATCTTTCTTGCCTCGGATTTAGCTTTCTTGGTTTTTTATCCATTTATATCCACCTCATTTTCAAAATACACAAGAACGTTTTACTTCAGAGTTGCGTTCTTTCAACTCACATATTGTACTTATATTATAGCATAAATAGAGGTAAACAAGTAATCCGCCTTTTAGGATTTTTTGGCAAAATAAAAAAACTACCCTCGATCAAAAGTAGTAGTTTTTTATAGGATTATGTAAGCTGAAAATCAAACAGCTTAGCTCGTAATTCAATTATACCAGAAAATTATTCAACAGACTTATTTTTACTCTCTACGTTATAGATTTTCATTTCTTCTCTAACAATTCAGGGTTTTCGTGGATATTGCCAACGACCTCACGACCGTCACTATCAGCGTGTTGTAACCAATAATTGTTACAATCATTCTCATCATCTTCTAAACTGAACCACTTAAAGGCAGCAGAGGGTGGATAATACCGCACAATACCATTTTCGTATTCATATCCGTTGCTACCCCATAGTCGTAAGGAGACAATATCGCCCTCGTAAATCTCTGTGCCGTTCTTGTCTTTTAGCCCTGTATATTGCTCGACAATAAACCAAGGGTTCTTTCTGGTGTGCAGTGGACGAAAGCAGTTTTTTATAATATGTTTAGCCACATGTAGCAAGCCAAGCCCGCTTATACTAACATACCTACTATCAATGTATTTCTTGGCTATGTTATCCCAGACTCTGAACTTTATTTCACGCATTATATTTCCTTTCTGCTATAGTTTCCTTCATCAAATCCATTGTTTCTTCTGTGTCGTCAATTAAGTCATAATACCAATCCTCAATGGTTTTTAACTTAAGCTCTTTTATGGCTTCAAAAATATCGTTTGCTACTTTTGCGTCGAGTACGGATTGATAACATTCAAGCCCGTCATACGAAGTATGACCCCTGGCAATATTAAGTTGAGCAGCTTGAGTAAGAACTCTATACTCATACAACGTTTGATATATTTTATCTTTTGTTTTTTTATCGAGATTACCCAAGTTCACAACACGTCCTCCGCCTTGATAACCTCTGCATCACCAGCGGAATCTGACTCTGACACATCTCTAACGTCATAGCCCCAAATCTCGTCAAAATCGACATCTACGAGGTTTTGTTCGTCTTGTATGCATCGCTCGGCGACTTGTTTTGCTTGCTCAAGACTGTCGGCTTTAATAAAGAGCTTTCCCACTATGATCTGCTCAATTTCTGCTTCATAAATCATTATCATTTTCTTTCTCTATGTCCATAAGTTGGTGGTTTAGTTGATATCGTCTACCGAATTGGGAACAACTGTATAACCATTGTTTGATAATATCTCCTGCATTCTCTCTAGCCGACGGCTCTTAATCATCTCAGCCTCTTCTTCCGTGATAAAGTTCTGACGAAGCTCTAGATCATTAAGGCGTACGTCTTTCTGCCAATCAGTGACGATGACTTCTCGTGAGATCGTCGGCGTGCTAAATGCGTTATCGTCAACACTAACTGACACTTTAATTGGCACTTCGCCACGCTTAAGGCTTGGTAGTGTTTTAGTCATTCTAACTACTTGATTAGCGTTAACAACTAGATAAATTACATCTTTCATAAATATTCTCCTTTTAATTTTTACTCAACCGCAGAACTGGTGCTGGCAACCTGTAAGGTCGACAACGTGGTACGCTAGGCAGCTAATTACTCACACTACCCTCACACCCCGAACACGTTACCAGTTTGACTATATAAGGTGATGATTTGCCGAGTTTTAATTTCCTCACATTCGAGGGAATTAGGTTTCGTAAAGTCACATCACATGCCACGTCTCTTTGCTTTAAGTCGGATTTGGAACTCCCGTCACCGAACATTCCATGTTCTGCCCCAAATGCGCAGTTTGAGGACTTACCGTTGGGTATAGCGTCTACCTATTCCGCCACTTACATAGCCAGTTGACAACACCAATTTGTATATCATTAAGTGAGTTAATTACTTTAAGGTTTGATGTTGCCAGTTGAACAGACGACTCGGGTGGGCAAAATAGTCATCTGTCCAGTTCTGCGGTTGATGTTAATGTTCAACTGGGTACGATTTGTACCCGTTTATTTACGTTTGCTTATACGACCACCCTTTTTACCTGCACACTTCTTTACAAAGTGAGGACCGTCGATTAAGTCGCAATCGCATTCAATATCTTGTGCAAATCCCTTGTAACTTCCATGACTTGCAAATGTAGCAGAGCCACCTTTTCGCCCGATTTCAGCGTAGAAGTTAGGGTTGCTTGCTAAGTTTTTTGCGGCGGCTTTCTTACCACCAATCGTATTGCCAGCCATGTTTTACTCCTTTACTCCAAAATATATTAGCCAATCTTCTCGATTTTCTTTGATAGATTTTCGAGCGTCTTCTGAGGTTGCGTAGCGGACAGGTTCGCCATAGTCAACATCACTAATAGGTATAGTGGTTAGGCTCTCGTCTTCGTAGTCATAGCCGACAATCCAGCCACCGTTTCCATTTTCAAAGTCTGGCTTAAACGTTGAAGTTCGTTGTAATCTAACCTTGGCTAGTTTGCGTTCACGGGCTTTTTTGCATTCTTCTTCAGTAGGATAGATAGAGCCTAAGGCTCGGCGGTAGTAATCTACAGGCACACCGTGCCAAGTTTCTGAATATACAGTTCCGTAACCACTGATGTAGAAGTATCTATCACCAATTTTAGGCTTCCAATGAATACTGTCTACTGGTTCTTTGATTTCCTCGAAGAGCTCTTCAGTAAGGTCATTACCGATAAAAATAGGACCTACATCGTTTTTAGTTATTAGTGTCCTTGCGCCAAAAAGCGACTTGCCTTCCGACAATATAGTGCCTTTTTTAATTCCTGGCAAATCTTTTAGAAGTTTATACTGTTTCATATTTACTCCTTAAAATAGCTCCAACTGCGTGGCATAAATTGCACGACTAGCTAATATCTGATTTATACGATGAATTGTTCGCTCGCTCTCATTCAGGTCGTTTAATGCACCTTCCTTCATCTCCAGTAAATCCACTGTGTCGACCTCATCTAGTGACTGATAGTCGTCCTCGTAATAAGGTTTTACTTCTCTTTCCACGTCTTTTCCTCCTTTTTCCATATATCATCCTTCCTGAACTCCTTCATCCATTCTTCATCTTGTTTAGCTATTTCGCGTTCTGATATTGCTACGAAAATTAGCAAGAACATGACAATTATTATCCAAATTAAAATAAACATTTATTGTCCTTTGTTTTTTAAGTCTTTAATTAAGATTTCTAGCTCTCCGTCTGTCCATTTGTAGGGCTTTTTCATACTTTCTAATAAGTCAACGATATCTTCGCCGTAAGTTTTAAGCATGAATCTTGTGTAACCAATCATATTCCCTTCATCGAATCGATTACACGATCTACATTGTGCATGTACGTTTCGCTCGTCATATCTGAGAGCCATCCATCTTCTGTTTATGAAATGTCCAGCGTCAGCCTGTTCAAAAGGCTTTCTCTGACCGCACGAGCAACAAACGAAGAATCCATCTTCAGAATCTCTCATTCGTATATATTTTGAGAAAACTCTATCAGCTTTTTGAATTAGTTTTCGGCTTGCCATCTATCCTCGCATTCTCCAAACTCTGACAAATCTACCATTCATTAAAGGTCTTTCACTTTTTCTCCAACCGACAGCCACAAAATCATCACATCTGAATATGCTACCAGTTGTGTTTCTGTGTAAGTAAGTCGGTCTAGGACATTCTTTGAGTACGTCTTCAATTGTGATCAGAGATTTATTGTCTAATAGTTTTCTCGCGGTTACACGAGCGTTTTCTATCCAGGCTTCACGCTCTTTTTTGAATAAATCTTTCATCACATTACCCTCTCGACAATGAAATTATCTATCATTGTTATTTTGTGAATCGTTCCACCGTATTTTTTCTGAAATTGCCGTGCGTCTTTTCGCTTTCTAAAGTTTCGATTTGAATCGTCGCTTTTTACTAGATACAATTTCTGTAAACCCATCATCTTCCCCCTTTTCAAGTCTGCGTGAGACTACCAAGTCATTATCGATAAATGACCATTTATACTTCCTCATAAAACTGATGTCTGGGTCTACAATTCGAATCGTAAACCCATTGTCAGTTTCGAGCAGATAAACTCGCTTCCGTCTTGCCATTCGTCCTCCTAAAAAGGGATTTCGTTCAGATTTACTGGCGTGCCGAGGTCTTCGCTTGATTTCGCTGCTTGAGCCTTGCCGTCGCTCAAAAATTGAACCTGCTCGACAATCACCTCAGTCGCTTTACGTTTATCACCGTCTTTTTCCCACATCCTCGTTTGTAATCGACCAGTTACACCAATTTGTTTACCTTTTGGTGCGTATTGAGCTAATAACTCAGCTGTTTTATTCCAAGCTGTCATATTGATAAAACTTGATTCAGAGTTTTTATCACCGACTGCTAGAGTAAATGAAGCTACAGACTTGTTGGTGTTAGTTTTTCTAACTTCTATATCCTGAGTTACTCGACCGATTAAAGTTACACTATTTATCATATTCCTCCTTAAAACATTAATTTTTGGACTTCTTTTTCTACCAATTCGAGAGTAGCGTTTTCTACCCGCTTTACTATTTCAATCTCCTCTTTATAGTCTTCTCGATTCAATTCAAAAATCTGTAATCCTAAATCTGGATTTGAGAACACATCTGAGTAGATACAGAAGTAAAGCTTCTTCAATTTTTCATTGACTACAAAGTACTGAAGAATCTGCGGCTTATATTCGGAAGGCGGATGTTTTTCATAGTAGGCTTTGACTACTTTCCAGCTATCCAGACATTTGATTTCAACAGCTTCTGTTTCGTCTTCAAACTCGCCGTCTGGTGAGCAAATCATATATTCGTTTTCTTCAGATTGCCAAACCCGACCAGGAATAATCTTCTTGCCGAGCTTTTCAGAAATCAGCTCCCTAGCTTCTTCTTCTAGGATTTGACCTCTCAGCATAGCCGAATAAGTAGCTCCTTCTGGTATTCTGTCTGCATAATCGTTTGGATTAATTGGCTTAGCTATTCGCTGAGCAATTAGCTTATAAATTGAATCGTTTATTTGAACATTCGCATAGAGTTCATTTAATTCATCTTCAGTAAGCATTGCCTTGATATTATCCATGGTCAGATTTTTCGGAAACTCATAGCCTTTACTTTCAGCGAACTCAACCAGCTCGGCTTTTGGTATATACCGAGCCGATGAATAGTCTTTAGCTGATGATCCAGATATCCTACCTTCGTGAAAATCAAGCCATTCTTGACTTCTTTGTTCAAGGTCTAGGATTTTCATTTATCACCTCCTAGTTTTGCCTTTATCTCGTCTTTAACGCCGACAAGTTCACGCGATAGCTTTGGATTAGCTTTGAGAATCTCAATATACTTCTCTTTCAATTCACCTAGAGTTTTACAAGCTCGTAAGGCTTTTTCAGCGTTAGCTAAATCAGCAGACTCTTTGTCGGTTCTTTCTTTGAGCTTGCGTTCTAGATTGCCGTCATCATCAATATCCACAAGTAAATCAAGCATCGCTATGTATGAATACCGCTTCATATACGTAATGCCTGAGCCTTGTGTTTGTGGGTTATTAGGTGCAGCTTCGACAGGTGCAATATCTTCAAGCACTTCACCGCTTTCTAGGTGAATAAGCTTCGTCCTAATAGCAGTTTTAGTATCGATATGGCTGACTGTTTGTTTAACCATTAATCCACATTTCTCTAAGTCTTCTCGCGTTTCGCTAACTACATCGTTGTAGTCTGCGTATTTACTTTTGAAGTATGGATTTTCCTTTGAGGCTTTTACGAGTGGTGTTATTTTCCAAAACTCTTGTAATGCTTTGTATAATTCACTCATCGCACCTCCTTTCTATAAAAATCTTAAATATCTTCCGTTTGCGTAAACTGACCAAGCCTTATATCCTTGTGATTTCCACACGTGATAAGCACAGTCAATATTTATTTCTGGGTTGTGCGAATCGCAGGCTTCTCGTCCAGGTAAGATTCGTACCTGAAATAGAGAAACTGAATAGCCATATGTTCGACCATTTTGTGTAAAAGTCAGGCTTGTATCGCCTGTTGCGTTTTCATTACACGAACTCTCAGCTTGCATAATGGCTTTCATAATTCGCACGTCCCAATCGTATTTTTCAAGTAAAGGTTGAAACCTGTCGCAGCCGCCTACACCAGCTTTCTCCACAGCTTTTTGAGGTGCAGGCGAGGCTTCAACCCTTGCGGCTTTTTGAGGTAGCAACGGTTGCCGCTTTTCCGTCGCTACTGTTTTGACACTTCAACTTTCACGTTTTTAACGATTGTCGCAGCTTCAGTTTTGACTTGTTCAGTCTGATTCTTTTGATATTGCATACCGCCGATAAAAGCGATAATTCCTGTAATTAAAATCGTGATGATGATAGTTTTGATAGTTTCGATGTTAAATTTTTTCATTTTCTTCTCCTTGTTTTGTTTTTT